TCTTGGAAGCCAAGAAATCCTTGTTGAAGAAAATCAAGGGTTATGATGCCAAGGAAACCAAGGTCACGACCATTCCATCCGGCAAGATGGAAGCAGACGGCAAGACACCGATTCCGAAAATCAAGGAGCAAATCACCACAACGAAGCACATTGCCCCGGACACGGGCGCAATCATCTTTGTGTTGACCAACGGCGACCCCGACCATTGGAAGAACCGCCAAAACGCAGAGTTGACGGGTGCAAATGGCGAACCGCTTGTCAAGCCCGCCCGCATATTGACCAAGAAAGAGGCCAAGGAGTTTATGAAACAACTTGAAGATGAAGTGTAAATGAACAACCAAGTCCGCGACATCGACCTTTTGAAAACATGGTGTTTGTCCGATTCGCTAAACTTCACGCGGTATTTCTTCAAATCGCGTTTCCATCGAAAGTTTGTGGTCGGTCGGCATCATCGTATGATTGCGGACGCATTGAACCGTGTCTATTCCGGGGAAACGAAGAAACTAATCATCAACATCGCACCACGTTACGGAAAGACAGAACAAGCCGTCAAGAACTTCATTGCCAATGGCCTTGCATTGAACCCCAAGGCCAAGTTCATTCATCTTTCGTATTCCGATGACCTTGCAAGGGACAATTCGCGCGGCGTTCAAGAAATTATGCGCGACCCGGAATTTCAACGTCTGTTTGATGCAAAGCCGACATCGCCGAACACGAAGAAATGGTTCACCAAGCAGGGCGGCGGGCTGTATGCCGTATCATCCGCCGGACAAGTGACGGGCTTCGGCGCGGGACTTGTCGATGAAGTCAAAGATGCCGAATCAAACAAGGAACTTGGCGAAGCACTTGACGAGTTCTTGCCGGAGATAGACGGGGCGACATTCGGTGGCGCAATAATCATTGATGACCCCATCAAGCCGGATGATGCCCTTTCCGCATTGGTTCGTAACAAGGTGAACAACAAGTTCGACACGACCATCAGAAACCGCGTCAATTCACGCAACACGCCAATTGTCATCATCATGCAGCGGTTGCACGAACAAGACCTTTGCGGATTCTTGATGACCAAAGAACCGGGCGAATGGGAAATCCTTTCATTGCCTTGCATCTACAATGACGAAGCAGGGGAAGAACACGCCCTTTGGCCGTTCAAGCAGACCATCGAGGAATTGCACGACCTACGAAAGAAGAATCCGTTCGTGTTTGATACGCAATACATGCAGAACCCGAAGCCGTTGCAAGGTTTGATGTATGAATCCGGCTTCACAGAATACGCCATCCGCCCGGCAACGAAGCGATGTGTCCGCAAGTGTTATGTCGATGTGGCCGACACCGGGGCGGACTACCTTTGCGCCATCATCTATGACGAAACGGAGATTGGCAACTTCATCGTTGATGTCCTATACACGCAACGCCCGGTTGAGTACACACAACCGAAACTTGCAAACATGCTGACGAAACACGGCGTTGCGCAATGTATAATCGAAGCAAACAACGGTGGTCGCCTATTCAAAAACGCAGTCGAAAAAGAATGTCGCATCATCGGCAACAACAAGACGAAGTTCACGGCATTCCATCAAAAGGACAACAAGCAACAACGCATTTTCCAAAATTCGGCGGACGTGCAGAATATTTGCTTCATGCCGCAAGGTTGGAATCTGTTGTTCCCGGAGTTCTACCAAGCAATAACAAGTTACATGAAAGTTGGCAACAACGACCATGACGATGCCCCGGACGCATTGACGGGGACGGTCGAGAAGCGAAAGAATGCCGGGACAACCGATGTCGCCGGATTGTTCGGAAGATAACAACCCAAAATCAAAATAATAAAACAATGAAGATTCAAGAACTTTTCCCACAGAGCGCGAACGGCGAATCCGCCGCAACCGCAAGTGACTACATCCAAAAATTGAAGTCACACCGTTATCTTGACTTGCCGGACGTTGAAAAGGCCAACAAGTCACTTGACCCAAAGGAACATGACATCAACGATGAAATCTTGCGCCCGGACAAAAAGGTCAAGATTGACGCGGGCGATGACATGTCAAACGCAGAATCCGCCCGGAACATTATTGATGTGAACGGCGGAGAATCCGAGAACAAAGGCAATTACAGAACGGAGAAAGTCGCCCGTGTTGCCGTTGCTATTCAGAAACTAATCATCAATCGCGCCGTTTCGTTCTGTTTCGGAAACCCGCCGACATACAACGCCGCCCCGGAGGGCGAGGGACAAGAAGCAGTCTTGAAAGCATTCAACCGCATCATGTCCGATGTGAAGTGCAATTCCTTGAACCGAAAGATTGCCCGTTCGATATTCAGTTACAAGGATGCCGCCGAATATTGGTTTCCATCGGAGCAGAAGCGCAAGCACAAGAAATATGGCTTTGAAACGCCGTTCAAGTTGCGTTGTGTCGTGTTTTCGCCCAAGAACGGCGATGTCCTTTATCCCTACTTTGACGAATCCGGCGACATGGTGGCCTTTTCCCGGTCGTTCGCCCATGTTGACGGGGAAAAGAACCGATATGACTACTTCGAGACGTGGACAGACGAAGAACATTGGCTTTGGTTGAACGGCAAGAACGGTTATGAAGTCGTTGAGGGATTCCCCAAGAAGATAGAAATCGGCAAGATTCCCGTTGTGTTCGGCCATCAAGACCATTTTGAGTGTGAAGATATTGACAAGTTGGTTGACCGCCTTGAAAAGTTGCTTTCCAACTTTGCCGATACGAACGACTATCACGCAAGCCCGAAGATATTCACAACGGGCGAAATCAAGGGATGGGCGAAGAAAGGCGAATCCGGCGCGGTCATCGAGGGTGAAGATGGCGCAACGATGCAATATGTGTCTTGGCAGCAAGCACCGGAATCTGTAAAATTGGAAATCGAGACCCTTTTGAAACTGATATACACCATCACGCAGACCCCGGACATTTCTTTCGATGCCGTCAAGGGTCTTGGTGCTATTTCCGGCCTTGCCTTGAAGTTGCTTTTCATGGATGCCCATTTGAAAGTGCAGGACAAGCGGGAAATCTTCGATGAATATCTACAACGCCGTGCGAATGTTGTCAAGGCGTGGATTGGCTACATGAACACCAAACTTGAAGCCGATGCCGATGAACTTGACATCGAACCCGAAATCATCCCTTACATGCTGACAAGCGAGATTGATGAATTGAACTATTGGTTGACCGCGAACGGCAACAAGCCCGTCATTTCGCAAGAAGAATCCGTTGCATCGGTGGGAATCAGCAAGAACCCCGAACAGACGATGCAAAAGTTGAGGGAACAAGCAGACCGCGAAAATTCATTCACTATCGGCGAACCAATCATTGATGACGATGATGACAAGCACGGCGGAAAGGGGGATGAAGAATGAAAAAGACGGTTCTTTTAGTTCTATTCGTCATCGCAATGCACATGGTCATGGGATTGTTGCTTGCTTCATGTGAGCAACGCCCCGTGTCCGGGTATGTTGTAGGCAAGAAGTATGTCCCGGAACACAACACAATCCATTACAACCCCGTGTTGCACATGAACCAAGTGCAGCATGTCCGGGCAAAATGGGTTGTCTATGTGGCCGATTCCTTGTGCGTGACCCCTTGCCAAGTCAAGCCGGACACATACGAACGTATCAAAAAGGGTCAATTCGTGACCGCCAAGGGCTTTGAATGATGGCGACAAGGAAAGTGTCTGCCAAGCAGTCAAAAACGCCGTCACTGGCGAAAGAAACGGGTTTGTGCAAGGACTGCAAGCATTCGGGCAACCGATTTGAAAGGGACATCAACGGCGAACTATTCATGTGTTGGTGTCCGTATCACAGATGGGCGAAGTTCTTGCGCCATGACACATGTGAACATTTTGAAAGAAACAACGATGAAACCAATGACAAACAAATGCCGTGAATGCAAGAATTGGAATATTGCTTGCGGTGAATGGTATTGCGCCGTTTGTGCGCGGATAAGTCCGGGAAATAGCATGATGAACCCCGGAAATTGCAGGTATTTTGAACCAAGAAATCATTGAAGATGGCAAAGAGATACAAGGCAACAAGGTTTTCAATTGAGGGATTCGACACGGCGCATTATCAGACAACCGAACAATATGCCCGTTTGGTCGATGAACTATTCAACCGGGCAACGGTTGAAATCACCAACGCGGCGGCAAAAGGGACGTACAACCCGGATGTTCCTTTCTCATTCGCCGATTATCCGGCATTGAACGGGCTTGTTCAAAAGGTCGGCAACCAACTTGCGGCCAAGGTTCAAGCGGTCATCGAACAAGGTTCACGCAATCAATGGTTGTTTGCTTGCAAGAAGAATGACGGCTTCATCAATTCCATCTTCGACACATCCAAATTGCCGAAAGCCCAATTGCGCAAGATGCAAGACCGAAACCTTGATGCCCTTTCATCATTCCAAGGCCGCAAGGTTGACGGGATGAACCTTTCGCAACGTGTATGGCGAACGATTGAGCAATACAAGGTGCAATTGGAATCAGCCCTTGACGTTGGACTTGGTGAGGGACGCAGCGCACAACAATTGGCGCGGGATGTCAAGCAGAACTTGCGAGAACCGAACCGCCTTTTCCGGCGTGTCCGGGACAAACGCGGAAATCTTCATCTTTCCAAGGCGGCGCAAGCATACCATCCGGGGCAAGGTGTATATCGGTCGAGCGTGAAGAACGCCCAAAGACTGACAAGAACCGAAATCAACATGGCATATCGCGAAAGTGATTGGGCGCGTTGGCAATCCCTTGATTTCGTTGTCGGCTTTGAAGTCCGGCGTTCCAACCATGAACCGAAATGCAAGTGTGATTTGTGTGAACGCCTTGTCGGACGTTACCCAAAGACGTTCAAGTTCACCGGGTGGCATCCGCAATGTATGTGTCACGCAATCCCCATCCTTATGGATGAAGAAACATTCGACCAAAACGAACTTGCAGAACTGAAAACCGCCTTGCACGGCAAGGAATATCAGAAGCAAGCCGCCAAGAACGAGGTGACAGACGTTCCGCAAGGATTCAAGGATTGGGTCGCCGACCATGTTGACGCGCAAGAAAATTGGGGTTCAACGCCTTATTTCATCCGGGACAACTTCATTGATGGTGATTTGTCGAAAGGATTGAAGAAAGAGGCATTGCAGACGAAGCCGATGCAGCAAACGCCAAAGGTTGACCCGGTTCAAAAACAAATTGATGCCTTGTTGCCACAAATTACGACCATCAAGCAGGATGCAACCGATTGGGGTTTGAACTCATATCCGATTGACGAACCGTTGAACAAGCGGGATGTCCCCGGCATACAACGAGGAATTGCAGAAATGCAAACCCGTATTGCAAAGGTTCAAGGAGAACGCGACAAGTTCATTGCAGATGCCCGCCAAGCCATTGCAGATGCGCAAAGATTGAAGATTGACTTCACGGATGTTGACAACGCCATCACAATGGTGACGGGTGGCGGCGTATGGGACAAACGCAATTGGGCGATGTATGGTCAAGGATTCCTTGCAAAGTTGAAGTCGTTGAAAGATTCCATTTTGCGCAAGCAAGCGGGCAATTATGAACCCATCACAACACCAACCATGAAATATGTCGAACCATCGGCAAAGCAATCCAAGGTTGACCAATGGCGCGAGTTTTGCGATGCCGTTGAACGTACATTCCCGGAAACTCATTCAATGGTTCGGTGGGTTCGTTCTTGCCGTGCAAACGGAATGCAAAGTGAATGGTCGGCGCAAGCCTATCTAAAAGCAGGAAAGAGGTATAACACGCCGGAAGATAGGACGGTGTATGTAACCGTAAATAAACTTGAAGAACTGAAAGCATTGAAGCAAGCAGACCTTGACAAAATCCCGGTCGCATGGCGGAGTGCGTACAATGAAGCAATCAAGAAAATCAACGCCTATGATACGAAAGAGGGTGTTTTGTCCGTTTATAATGAAATCGAACATGCTTACAACATCTACAAGTTGGCAACGAGCAAAGAAGCAATTGCGTTTGGCCTTGATAAGATTTCGGACAAGATGCCCGTGCAGATATTCGCCATTGCAAAGAAGATTCCGAACTTCACGGGCAAGATGCCGACAAAGGAGTTTTGGGATTCATTGGAACGCTTCATTCCGTTATTGACGAAAGGTTCGGGCGCGTTCCATTCGCCGACATACCATCATGTTTGTATATCAATGACAGACAAAGACAATGTTCGGCGACTGACTGATTCGGATTGGTTCAAATCCGGCCTTATCCATCACGAATTTGGCCATGCCCAAGACCACACGATGAAATGGAAGTCTGACAAGGACTTTTTGGATGTATTCGCGTCATTCAAGGCTGAAATGGCCAAGGATAACATCACAACGAAATTGGCGGAATATATTAAGAACAAGGGCGGTGTTTGGAAGTTGACCCAAGACGAAAAGGAAAAGTTGGGGGCTTTGTCCGATTGTTTGCAAGCGGCAACACCGGGACACGTTTACATATCGCCGGGCGGACATTCGGCAGGATATTTCGCAAGACCCGAAAAACAGATGGCGGAATTTATCGCGCACATGTCCGAAAACTATTGGTCGGAGAACGATTTGTTCAAGTTGCTTGCCCCGGAAACATACAAGAAAATGCGTGAATTATTAAAAAATAGATGGAAATGAAGATTCAAGACTGCAAGGACATCGCCGATTATCTGAAAATGTGCGGTGTGAAGTCGGTTGACAAACTGACAAAGGAACAAGTTTTTGCATGGGCGAACGCCGGAATGATGGGGGTCGAAACCGAAATTGCCGTTGGCGTTGTGGAACATGGGATGAATGGCCGGATGCCGGATGTCACAAAGGCGGTGAAGTTGTTGAAACAAGCCATCAAAGAGAATAAGAAGTTCACATGTGCCTATATCATGCCGGAATCATGCGAACCAATTGAAGAAACAGATGACAACGCCCGTGAATATTTCGGGATGTCTGTTTACTAAAAGCAGAAAGGGACGGTGATTTGCCGCCCCTTTCGCTTACTTACTTGCCCGGTTTCCTTTCTTTCGGTGCAATTCACCCTTGCGGATGATGCACTTTCGGTTTTCGTATGGGTGAACCCGTGTGATTCCGAACCCCCAAAGGGTTGTCAATGCGACACCGACTTCATCCGGCTTGAAAACGTCATATATTGCAGCCAACGAACCGAAATAGTGACTTTCCCCGGATTCCTTGAACTGCAAATGATAGATGGTTGTTCCGTTCATATTCTAATCGTCAATTTCATAATCATGTCTATTCAATACTTGCTTTGCCTTTCGCTTTAATGCTTTTATGATTCCGTTCTTTTGTATGACAATAAGGTCGTCTTTTTCAAGCCGTGAAATAATCGAATGAAGATACCATTCCGGCAAGTTTTTACAGAAATCACGCTCGCATAATTCATTAAAGTCGCAAGGTTTCCAATAAAGCGATGCCAATGTGTCATATTTTTGCTGAAGAAGTTCATTCATATCTTGTCCTTTCTGATTGTGCGTTCGTCAAAGATGAACAACGAAAGCGGTTCTTTTGTCGCATGTTTCTTGATGGCCTTGAAGAATGCCCGGTCGTGGTTGCGGAATCGCTTCAAGGCTTCATGCGGATTCCAATTGAAGTTTTGCATGACTTCATTGTCGGCCATGTAGATGCCGCCTTGCTTGGGTTCATAATGGGCAAAGGCCACAATCTTGCCGTCTTTTAGGAACACGGAATCGGTGATTGTTCCGTTCACCTTGCGGGACAACGCCTTGCATCCGGCATAATATTCATGGATGGCCTTTTGCTTTTCCATAAATTCCGCCGTGCGTTTCCTCAAATCTTGGAAGTTCCCGGCGACTTCATGGCGGATGGCCGCAATGTCGATGGGTTCTTTGCCGATGGCAACGTCATACTTCAATGTCCCGGCCACAAACATTCGCAATGCCTTTTCAATGGTGGCCTTGTCGGTCAACTTGTCATAAAGTTGCGACACGAAAGCGGCATCAAGGTTGTATTTTGCCGCAAGTTCTTTCAATTCTTGTTCGTTCATTGTTGTATCTGTTAAAATGGTGAAAAATCAATGTCATTTCTTTCCCTTGGAACGTCCGGGATGTCAACCTTTGGTGTATTTTCACCATTGATTGCGACACCTTTTGCAAAATCAACCTTGATTTGCCCGGATAAAGCCCCGATAACGGTGTTTTGGGTGTCTTGCTTGGCAGATGCCCACCCGGAAGAAAACGCGCTTCCTAAAAGGGCGACAATGCCGTCATTGTCAAGACGCATTACGTCCTTTTGGATTTCAAAAAGGGTTTTCCGGGCGGCGTTCAAGAACATTCCTTTTTGAACTTCAAATGTGTTGATGCTTGATTCAATCATTTTTCATCTTTTGCAATAATTCTACAATGTAAGAGCGTCTTTTTATTACGCAATCCCGCAAGAACTTCATCGGGCTTGAAGATAATCTTGCGCCCGCGTTGAATGTAAGGGAATAGTTTTTCGTTTTTGTACTTCTGTGCCGTCACCATTGACACATTGAGGAATGCCGCAAGACCCTTGATTCCATAAATGAATGTTGGTGGTGATTGTGGTTTTGATTTCGTTGCATTTTGGAATCTGACAATCGCCGCGTTGCATCTTTCGTCAATCAGCGCGTCAAGTTCTTCTTTTTCCATACAAATAACATATTTCATAATCGTTGCATTTTAGATGATTGGATAATTGTTCATCGGTTTTTCCGGGCAAGGTGGGATTGAATCGGCGTGGATGCCGTCTTTCCTTTCGGCCTTGCGTACAAGGTCGGCAACACAAAGTTCCTTGGTTGCCTTGGTGGTTTCATACAGAACACCGTCAATGAATGCCGATGCCGTGAACGCGGTCTTGCGACCCAAGCGAATCTTGCGGAACTCAACCCGCGATTCGATTCTTTCTTTCAATGTCATTGTTGCCATAATGTTGCGATTTGTGGGCTTGCGCCCGGTTGTTATTAAAGTGTTCCATCCGCTTTGCGGGCGGCGATATATTCCTTGTAGTATCGGCGTTCGACCTTTTTTGTGTCAATGCCGGACAAAGCGTTCTTGAACATCCCGGTTGTATGGGCAATAAACAAGATTGTGTTCTTGTTCAAGGACATCCCATGTGAGCAAACGCCGCGAATGGTGATAAATGGTTGATAGTTGCCATCCCGAACTTGAATTCCGTTCACGGGCTTTCCATTCATGTAGATTCCGGCGTTCCAATGTGACCCGGTATAACATTTGTGTCCCGAATAGTTGTCTTGCGTGTAACAATCAGATTCGGCGACCAACTTTGCCTTGATGGTGTAGTTGCCGCAATCGCTTGTCAAGATGATGGTTCTTTTGTTTGTCATTGCTTTTCGTTTTGTGGGCGGGTGTTGCATCCCCGCCCGTTGATTTTACTTCTTGTCATGGTTGAACATTTCATCTTCCATCTTCAAGGCAAGGTCGAGGTTTGCGCCTTGAACGTCCCAATCGAAAGGAACATCCGCCGTTCCGACTTGTCCCTTGTCATTCAGAGTGAAGAACACGCAAGCGGCATCCGTTGCGTCCATTTCATCCGCATTGTCCCAAAATTCAACGATGATGAACACCTTGGTATCTTCATCGACACCGTAATCTTCAAACTCATAACGGGGGATGGCGTTCTTGCGTTCACGGATTTTGAAGCCCTTGACGCGGAATGCCCAATCGTCATCGAACTTCACCATCTTGTTCATGTACTTGGATTCGACCAAGTTCTTGATTGCTTTTTTAAGTTCTGTTGTTGTCATAATCGTGTAGAATTAGAATGTTAAATGTATTATAGTGCTACAAAGGTACAAAGTTTATTTAATACAACAAGCAAAACGCCCGGAAAATTTTCACTTAGAATGCGATTTTTAACATTTCCGGGCGATTTTGGGGTCATCTTGCCGTTCTTTCGGTCACAATGTATCGGATATGCGGTTCAACGATGTCGGAGTATTCAGCAGCCCAAATCACGCGGGCATGGATGACACGGGGCTTGCCGTCCCGGATGACAACTTCAAACCCCTTGGCGGTCATTTCCGGGGCGCAAGTGGAAACGTTGCTTTCATCAACGCCGAACCCTTGGCACTTCTTTGTCAACTTGACGATGCCGGATTCCCAAGACCTTTCAAGTTCTTTGTTCACGTCTGCAAGGTAGGCATCCCGGTTGTCGTATCTGTTTGCGTCATCGGCGATGATTTCATTGCATCGGTTGGCCGTTGCTTCAAGGAAACGGGAAATGCGGCGATGGATGTTGCGGAATCGGTAGGCATCGAAGTGTTGTTGCAGGGAACGGACACGGGCGCGGCGTTCAATCATTGCCGGGGTGCGCTTCTTGATGATGTCGAAGTGCTTGCCGTGCCATGTCATCATGCGGTCGAACCATACGACCCGGAAATCAGCCATTGCGGAACGCAGGGCGGAATCAAGGGCGTTGTTGTAGTTGTCGGCATCGGCCTTGGCCTTGGCTTCAAGTTCTGCAAGTTCGGCTTGCAGACGGGCAAGGTTGCGTTCCTCAATGCCCTTGTTCTTTGTGTTGTCGTTGATGTAGTCGCAAGCGTTGGTGATTTTGAACGATGCTTCAAAGCCGATG